ATGGGAAAGCGTCAGTGGGATCGCCACGAAATCCTCGCAGCGCTACGCCGGAAAGGCATGACGCTGACCCGGCTTGCCGAGATGAACGGCAAGGCGCCGGGTGGATTTCGCACGATCTGGACCCGGCCAAACGCCAATACCGAACAGATCATCGCCGAATTTCTCGATGAGCCCGTCGAAGTGCTTTGGCCTGATCGCTACCCCAAGAGAACCACAGCGATTTTGTCGCACGAGTACCTTTCCGAGTCCACAGTCGGCCGGAAGGTCGCCTGAGGGGAGAGGCGTGGTGCGGCCGGAACGCTGTTCTAGCCTTTGTCATCCGGAGCCAGCCGATGGGCTGATCGGCAGGGCAGAAGGAGCCCCAAGAGGTTCTCCGCCCCGGCTGTCCAGGCCATCCGGACCGCGCCACGCCCCGAATATGAGCCCCTCGCCGTTCGCCGTCACCGTCGAAAGCGCAGGGGAAAATAGACGCCGATCAGGGGCAAAAATTGTGAACCTTCACAGTCAGAAAGACATGTATCAGGCGGCATGGAGCGCCTGCGTACTCGCCACAAGCGAGGGTTTCCCGCATCTCACCGTCGCCGAGATCATCACGCCGCCGCATCGTTACTTCGATGCGGCTCTTGCACGCCAAGTCGCCGTGCACCTGATGGTCAACCAGTTCTGCTGGCCTCGCAGGCGCGTCTACCTGGAGACGCTGCACAATCGGGGGACCATCGGGCGAGGCCTGCAGGTCATCGACGAGCGGCTGCAGTCGGTGAAGTTCGAGAACCACTACCGGACCATCGCCGCCCGCGCCTCCGATCTACTCGCTGCTCGTATCTGCGAGGCCGCATGATGGCCGAGGTCAAGTCGATACCTATCTCGCAGATCCACGTGCCGCCGCGCCTGAGGGAGGTCGAAGAAGACCACGCCAAAGCGATCGCCCTCAGCCTGCAGGCGCACGGCCTCATCAATCCAATCACCGTCCGATATGCGCCGGCCAAGAACAAAGGGGCGACACCCTACATCCTCGTCGCCGGCGCACACCGTCTGCAGGGCGGCACGATCCTTGGGTGGACAGAGATCGAGGCGGCGATCATCGAAGCTGATCAAAGCGAGGCTCAGCTCGTAGAGATCTGCGAAAACCTGTTCCGGAACGAGTTGTCGGCTCTCGATCGGGCGATTTTCGTCGCCTCGTATCGGGATGTCTGGGAGCAGGCCCACGGCAAGATTAGAGCGGGGCGGCCGGAGAAATCGGGCCAAGTTGGCCCAATTTCTGACAGCCCCCTCGACCTGATCAGCAAGGAAGCCGGCTCCGGTTTTTCCGAGCATATCGCCGAACGGATGGGAGTATCCGTCCGTAACATCAAGCGCCTCGGCCAGATCGCCAAAAGTCTGTCGCCCGCTGTGCGCTCGGCAGTGCGCGGAACGCCTGCCGCAGACAACCAGTCTCTCTTACTCTCGGTCGCGAAACGACCGCCGGCTGAACAGCAGGCGATCGTATCGACCATGCAGGCGGCGCAGCTCGACCTGCCGACCGCGCTCCGCCAGATCAAGCCGGCTCCGGCCAAAGTCGACCCGCAAGAGGCCATCTTCGCAGCCCTCTCCGCCGCCTGGAAAAAGGCGAACGAAGCTACGCGGGCGAGTTTCCTCGATCACATCCAGCAGCAGAAGGCGGCGGTACAATGAACTCCCCGCATCAACTCGATATGTTCCTGGAGCCGCTTTTCCCGGTGCGCTCGCCGACGACACGGCTTGACCTCGACCGGTTCCGCGCCCGCCTCAAGCGCGAGATGAGCCGGGCAATTCGTGAGTGTCCCCACGACCGGCCGATGATCGCAGCGCGAATGGCGCAATATCTCGGCCTCGCCGGCATCAGCAAGGCGATGCTCGATGCTTATACAGCCGAGAGCAAGACCGCCCACGACATCAGTCTGATCCGCTTCAAGGCCTTCGTGCACGCGACCGGCGCGACATGGCTTTGGGACGTCGTGGTGGCCGACCACGGCGCCACGCTGTTGCTCGGGGACGAGGCGCGGCTCGCCGAGGTCGCCCGGCTGCAGCAAGAGCAGGATCGCATCCGTGCCGAACTCAAAACCCTCCGCTCCGTCCCTGTCGACATCAAGCGGGGGCGGCCATGAAAGAGTGGTGGATGCTTTCGGACTTGGCCGGGATGCATCTGCCCGGCCTGCCGCAATCCGAGCGGCAGCTTCAGCGCCTAGCGCTCGAAGTGTGGAAGCCGACAGAAGCGTTGGTTCGCCGGGCGACTGGCCGCGAAGGCGGCGGCGGCTACGAGTACCACATCAGCCTACTGCCGCAGGAAGCGCAGAACCGTTTGCGCTTCGTGGCCGACCTCGCCGCGCTGCAAGACAACGACGACGACGAACGGTCGGCGCTCTGGCAGCGCTTCGAGGCTCTGCCCGAAGAGCACAAAGTCACGGCCAGAAACCGCCTTGCTACGCTGCAATATCTGGACGAGGTTCGGCTTGCCGGGGTGCCCGCCAGTGCCGCTGTGAAGCTTGCCACGCAAAAATTCGGCACACCACGTGCAACCATCTACGACTGGCGGGCATTAGTTGCCGGCGTTGAGCGTTCCGATTGGTTGCCTGCTCTGGCCCCTGCGTACGAGGGCAACCGTGGCGAGGCTCGCAACGCCGCCGATTGCCACCCAGACGCCTGGGAAACCCTGAAATCCGATTATCTCCGGCCGGAAAAGCCGAAGTTCAGCCGTTGCTACCGGCGCGTCTGCGATGCCGCCAAGGTCTACGGTTGGGCGCCTATCCCGTCCGAACGTACGTTGCGTAGGAAGCTGGACTTGGAGGTCACCAAAGCGGCGCAGTTGGTGGCGCGCGAAGGTATTGACGCTGCCAAGACGTTGTTCCCGGCGCAAAAGCGCAGCCGCGCGCATTTTCACGCGATGCAGGCGGTCAACATGGACGGCCACAAGATCGACCTACTCTGCTCGGTGCCTTGGTCAAAAAAGCCGGTCCGCATGCTGCTGATCGGCATCCAAGATCTCTACTCCAACAAGATCGTTGGATGGCGCCTCAGCGAGGCCGAGACGTGGGAGGCGGTGCGCCTCGTCATTGGCGACATGGTCGAGGCCCACGGCATTCCTGAGGTCATCTACCTCGACAATGGACGCGCGTTTGCCTCGAAGTGGATCAGTGGCGCCGACGTCAAACGCTTCCGCTTCAAGGTGAAGGCCGAGGATCCTCGCGGCCTCCTAGCCACGCTCGGCATCGAGCAGCATTTCACTCTGCCCTATTCGGGCCAGTCGAAGCCGATCGAGCGCGCCTGGGGCGACCTCGCTGAGGAGATCGCCAAGCACCCATCAATGGCCGGCGCCTACACCGGCAACAACCCAACGAACAAACCGGCAAATTACGGCTCGCGCACGGTGACGTTGGAAGAACTGCGGGCCCATGTCGCCTGCTGCATCGCCGAGTACAACGGCCGTCCGGGCCGCGAGACCGAGACGGCCGCTGGGCGTTCCTTTGATGAGACGTTCGAGGCGAGCATGGCCGATCCGGGGACGATCGTCCGCCGTCCGACTGCCGCGCAGCGCTCGCTCTGGCTGCTCGCCTCCGAGGCAATCACGACGCGCGGCAACTCGGGCGAGATCCACTTCCAGGGCAATCGCTATTGGACGCCAGCGCTCACGCGAGTGGCCGGCCAAAAGGTGATCATCCGCTTCGATCCCGACCATCTTTCCCGACCGGTGAAGGTCTACGACCTGAAAAATCGGCTGCTCTGCGAAGCGCCCTGCATCGAAGCCGTCGGCTTCGACGACATGGATGCTGCCCGACGGCACATGCGCCTCCGGCGCGACTTCCTGAAAGCGACGAAGGAACTCGCCGATGTGCATCGCGCCCTGACGCCGGCCGAGCTGGGCGAGATCTACGACCGGGGTCAGAAAGCCCTGTCAAAGCCGGAGCCGGTACTGCCGGCGGTGACCCGCCTTGCAGTCGGTGGCCCGCCGACGGTGCCGGTCGATCCCATGTCCGACAGCGAATTCGAGTCCAGTTTCTCACGCGCCCTCGCCCGTGTTTCCGGCGAAGCCGTGATCCCGTTCCCGCAAGGGAAGAAGGCCGAATAACGGCCCGGCGAGCCGAAATGTACCGAGTACGGCTCCCGAAAAGAAAAGGGCGGGGAAAACCCCGCCCAAAGAAAACGGCCCGTCAAGGGCCTCTCGATGGAGCCAATATAGATGCAAAAGCCTATCACCACAACCCCTTGGGAATTTCCGACGCCAGCGGCCGACTTCGTGGCCAAGCACTCGGAGGAGGATGTCGATCGCTGGCGCACGTTGGTCGCGCGCGTGATCGAGATCGCTGGCGCCCAAGGATGGACCAAAGCCGAGGTCGCCCGCCGATGCGGAATTCCCGACGGGACATTCTCGCAGGTTCTCTCCGGGAAATACCTGGGCGTGCTGGCCAATCAGTTGGTCATGATCTCTCGCTGGATCGAGGCCACTGAAGAAAGCGCCAGCATGGTCGCCAGCATCCCCGTCTCTCCCGAGTTCAACCCGCGCCTCCGGATCGCGCAGGAGATCCTGGAGACGCTGACCTGGGCGCAGCTCTGCCCAGATCTGGTGATGATCACGGTTGGTGCCGGCATGGGCAAGACGGCGGCCTGCGAGCATTTCACACGGACCCGGCCGCATGTCTATCACGCGACGATGTACGAGAGCGCGGCGAGCGTCCACGGCATGCTGACCGAACTCGCCGCCGAGTTGGAAGTCCAGCAGAACAATCCGGCCAAACTCGCGAGGGCGATCGGCGCCAAGCTGACCCGCACCGGCGCCGGCACGCTGCTGATCGTCGATGAAGCCCAGCACCTCACCGACGGGGCGGTCAACCAACTCCGCTATTTCTGCGACGTCCATAAGTGCGGGGTCGCCATCGTCGGCAACGAGGAGGTCTACCGCCGGTTCAAGGACAAAACCGAGGGGCGATCCTACGCGCAGATCAAGCGACGCATCGGCAAAACGCTACGCCGGCCCGCCCCCTACGCTGCCGACGTGAAGGCCTATGTCGCGTCTTGGGGCGTGACCGACCCGGACTGCGTGAAGTTCTTGCTCGGTGTCGGCATGAAGGACGGCGCGCTCGGTCAGGTGGAGAAAACGGCCAAGATGGCCACCATGCTGGCGATCGGCGACGGTGAGCCCCTCGCTCTCAAGCATCTGCAGGCAGCCTGGAAGAACCGCGACGTGGAGGACATCGCCTGATGACCGCCTCTCTCGCCAACGAACTCGGCGCCTTGCGATCGGAAGTCCTCGGTATCGCCAAGCTACAGAGGCCTCTCACGAGAGACGAGAGTGCCAACATCGGCCATCGGCTTCAGCTCCTGCAACGCCTCGCCACCGCGATGGAGCAGGAGCTGGCTGTGCATCGGCTCGCCGAGGCGACGGGCCGTCGTGTGATGGTCATGAACGACGAAGCGGTTACCGCTCTGGCCGAGATGATCGAAGATCCCGAGGGCAAGATCATCCGACCGGATTTCGGGAGGGACAAGCCATGATTGGCCATCCTCTCAGCGCCTGCCTCCGCGACGTGCGCGAGTCCTTTGCACCTTACTGCATCTCCGGCGTCGCCCTGACGCCGGAGGCTACCCGCCAGTTGGTTTCGCTGCTCGTAGCCTACGAGTTGGCTGCGCGCGATCTAGAGGGCATCCCATGCGAACGCGCTTCGGGTGTGATCATCGACCTCAGGGACTATGAGGTCACTCGGATCGTGCCGATCGAGCGAGCGGGAGAGGTGTCATGAGCGGCTACCTCTCCGTTCGCACGGTCGTGCAGGCCGTCGCGGCCGTTACCGGCATCATGCCGCCAGAGATCACAGGAGCCCGCCGAACGAACGAGGTCGTAAGGCCGAGACACCTCGTCATGTACTTCGCTGGCATCTACTGCCCGCAGATGACGCTGCCGCAGATAGGCCGCGCACTCGGCGGGCGGGACCACACAACGGTGATCCACGGCCGGAACAAGATCGCCCGCGAAGTTGAAACCTGTGGCCTCGACGCCGAGATGCGGGAAATCAAGGCAATCCTTGATACCGCGATGTCAGTGCTATCCCGCATCACGGTCGATGACATCCCTGACAGCGATCCCCTGGCCATTGCCGAACGTTCGATGACGGACCACGGGGTGACGCGCGTCACCTACGACGAGATCAAGGTGATGGCGCAGTTCATCATCACCATCGTCACTCAGGGCAAATTGATCCACGAAACCAGTGACGAGGATGCCTCCGACCTCCCCGGCACCGTCGCGCGGGCGGCCCGCCGCGTGGTGCTCGCCCACCGAGCGCTTGAAGAAGCTCGCTTTGGTTCCGGGGAAGGCTCAGCCGCGCAAGCGCTCGGCACGGCGATCGAAGTGCTGGGCGAGCTTTACGCGCGCGACATCGGGCCACTTCCCACCCTTCAACCCGCCTTCAAACACAGTTCGATCTCCTCTCGAAAGGACGCAGCAAATGGACATGGCTGACACCCAAGCCGCCCAGACCGACGGCATCACCGAGGTCAATGGCCGCCCCTACATGACAGACGCCCGTGGCGCTCTGGTGCCACTCGGCGCGATCAAGGCGCAGGATAAGCTGATCGACGAGACCGTTCGCAAGATCGTGGGTTATGCGGTCGCGCTCTCCGAGCAGATCGGCCGTTTCAAGGGTCATACCTTCGACGATATCGGTTCGATGCAAGCCCTGCTCGAGCAGGAGTATGGAGCCAAGGCCGGCGGCGCCAAGGGCAACGTGACGCTGACCACCTTCGACGGCCTCCTGAAGGTGACGCTGAAGATGGCCGACTTGATCGCGTTCGGGCCGGAGCTTCAAGCGGCAAAGAAGCTGGTCGACGAGTGCCTCAACGACTGGTCGGCCGACGCTGGCGACGAGCTGCGCACCATCGTCAACCGCGCCTTCCAGGTCGACCGTGACGGACGGATCAACCGCGCCGAGATCTTCATGCTGCTGCGCGCCCAGATCGACGATCCGCGTTGGAAGCGGGCCATGGACGCGGTGCGTGACAGCATCCGAGTGATCGGCGCCAAGGCTTACCTGACGTTCCACCGGCGCCCGTCAGCCGAGGCCGCCTGGGAGAGCATCTCCATCGATCTGGCGAGGGCGTGATGTCATCGACCGCGCGTTACCTCACCGATGAGCAAGTCCGCATAGCCAACGCGATCACCTCAGTGCTGGAGATGGAGCGGGCGGATAAGTTGGACGCCTTCAAGGCCATGATCTCGATCATGGCGGCGACCATCAACGATTCCGCCGGCACCGAGATGGACGCGCGGATCATCGCCGCCGGCCTCGCGACAGAATTGAAAACTGTCGTTGAGAAAGGCCGCGCTGGGCTCTACGAGGCGCGGCCATGAGCTTCGCCAACCATTCCTTGCCACCTGAAGCCGAAGACCCGCCGCCAACGCGGCGGGACATCCTCCGGATGGAGCGCGACACGCTCCTGAAACAGGTCCGTCCACGCGTGCGCTCCGATCGACAGGAGCGCATCCGCCGACGGATCGCCGACATCACCAGGGCGATCATGACAGAGGAGACCGACAATGGCCGACAAAGCAGGGCTTAAGAGACTGATCGGCGTCGTTGAGGCCAAGCTGGCCGCGCTGCCGTCGTTGCCTCCGATCGGCAGCAGCAGCGATTACCAGCAACGCCATGAGCAGATCGGCGCTTACAACCGTGCGGCCGATCAGGCACTTGCCGAGCTGGCATCCGCAGAGGGCGGCAAGGTCAGGGACAAGGGCTGTGACACTTCGCTCCGACTCGGCGGGTTTACAGCCAGTTGCACCCACGGTGCGGCCGGCGCGATGCAGAATTGGCTGACCGGCGCCCGTCGCCGCCTCGCCAAGCTTGAGGTGGCATGATGGGTGCGCCCAAGACCACCCTCGGCTACGAGAGCCGCACTGCCGCCGTTTCCGCCTTGCGTGCGGATGGCCTCTCAACGGCAGCCATTGCCGACCGCATCGGCATCGAGCCCAAAACTGTTGCCGCCCTCGAAGCCTCGGCGGCGCGCGCAAAGCGACCATCGCTGCCGCCGATCAGCGGGCCGGCGGTAGGACGTACCGTCCTTATTCCTTTCCAGGATTTCGCAGCTCTTCGGCGTCACGCGGCCCGGCGCGCCCTCACCGTCGACCAACTCATTCGTGACCTCATTGAGATCATCGCCCGTGATGACATGGTCGACGCGGTCCTTGATGACGGGGCGGCATCATGAGAACCCCCTCAACCGCCAAGATCCACGTTGCCAGGAAGCAGCTCGCGCTCAGCGATGAGAACTACCGGGCCATCCTCGTCCGGATCACCGGCCAGGACACGTCCTCGGGACTGAATGACCGACAGGTCGACGCCGTGATTGCCGAGTTCCGCCGGCTCGGATGGCGCCCGGAAAAGGCCTTCAAGCCGTCCGGCAAGCCGTTCGTTCGGCTGATCTACGCGCTCTGGAAGGAGGCCGCGAAGGTCGGCGCCGTGTCGAGCAGCTCCAAGCCGGCGCTGCGCGCCTTTGTGGAGCGCCAGACACGCCAGGGCGGCGAACGTGGGATTGACGATCCGGAGTTTCTCCGTGCCGCCGACGCTCGCCGCGTATCTGAAGCCCTGAAGGCCATGATCGAGCGGGCTGAAGAACGCGCCCGCAAATCGGAGGAGAGGATCGATGCTTGATCGTGAAAAGCTCAAGGCGAAGATCCGCGCCCTCCGGGAGATGACCTCGGCGCGTGGCTGCACCGAAGACGAGGCGATGGCCGCTGCCGCCAAAGCCGCTGAGTTGATGCGCGAGTATGGCGTCTCGGACGTTGAGCTTGAGACCGAAAGCGCCAAAGCCCGATCGAAAACGCGCGGTACCAGCGTGAGAGATCAACTCGTCTCCTCGATCCGGCACGTCACGAACACGGCCGCCGTGTTCCGCGACGGCGAGATCGAGTTCTTCGGCGTGGCGCCGGGCCCCGAGATCGCCGCTTACATCTGGACGGTCTGCAACCGAGCACTCGACGGGGGCATCAGGACTTTCAAGACCGGCCGGCTCTACCGGGCTCGCCGATCGGACCGCACCCGGCGAGAGGCAGTGGCAGATTTCACCGAGGGGATGGTAGTTCGCCTGTCGCAGAGGGTTCGCGACATCTTTGGCGATACCCACTCCGACGAGGTGACGGCCAAGGCCAAACAGGCGCTGGCGATTGCCTATCCGAACACCCGCACCGTCTCTCCTGCGCAGGCCAAAGGTTCGTTCTGGGATGCGCGGGCAGATGGATGGAGCGCCGCCGGAGACGTCACGCTCGGCCATGGTGTCAAGTCTGACGCGCACGGGGCGGCGCGGATCGGCGACGGCCCGAAACTCTTGGGGGCGTCATGATCCACATCTCTGATCACGCCCTCATTCGCTACCTGGAGCGGGTCCACGGCGTCGACATGGACGCTTTTCGCGACGCCCTGCGCGCCGAAGTGTCCGACGCTGCCGTTGCCGCCGGCAGGGCGATCGGCGGATCGTATGCGGTCAAGAGCGGCCGGCACACCTACATCTGCCAGGGCGAGACAGTGATAACCGTTGTGCCTCGGTGTGCTGCAACGACGATGATCGGGGGTGTGCGGTGAAAGCCTCCCACGGCCTCGACGGCATTCTCGGCGAGATCGCGGATGTGGCCGGCATCGCCGCTGCGCTCGCCCTTGCCGAGCAATACGGCGGGACGCAGGTTCACTTCCCGCGTGTCGCCGGGCCGGACCATTGGCTGGTGCTCTGTGTCGGCGACGAGGCCGCCAAGGCGATCTGCGCCTACATGACCGTCACCGATGCCGACGGCCACCGGAAGGGTCAACGCGGCGTATTGATCCCGCGCGGGCCGATGGCACTGATGCGGCAGGCCAAGAGGCGCTTGGTCAGGGAGCTGCAAGCGGGCACCAGTGCCCGCGAGGCAGCCCGCCGCGCCGGCCTTGGCGAGCGCACCGCGTGGTACACGAAGGCCAAGCTCAAGGACGGGCGCCAGGACGATCTGTTCTGATCTTGGCGGCCGACCGCCGATCGGCTACAGTCTCAGCATATCCGGAGCGCCCCGCTGCATCGATGCAGCGGCAGGAAATCGCCCCACCCGCCTAATGTCGGGTCACCAATCCGAGGTGACCCATGGCGAAATCCCCCCAGACTTTTGATGCATGGCTGATTGAGCGGCTGGCTGTGGCAGGCGTCTACGGCGCCGCTGTCGACGGTGGCCACGGCCGTGGCGTCATCGCCGCACTCCGGGCTTTCCAGGCTGACCTCGGCTTGCCGGTGACGGGCAAGGCTGACTCGGCGACTGTGGCGGCGCTACGCTCCAGCCCTCACGATCCGGTCGTCCCGCCGATCGAGCCGGTGTGGCTGCGCGAAGCGCGGCGCTTTATGGGTCTCAAGGAGGTCGCCGGCGCCGGCTCGAACTCGCTCATCATGAGCTGGGCCAAAGCTCTCGGCGGGTGGGTTGCCCGCTATTTCACCCATGATGGTATCCCGTGGTGCGGCCTCTTTATCGGCCACATCATGGCGGCGACGCTGCCCGAAGAGCTGCTGCCCTCCAATCCCCTTTCCGCCAAGGCTTGGACCGGCTTCGGCCGAGCGCTCACCGTGCCAGCGATCGGTGCGGTGATGGTGTTTACGCGCACCGGCGGCGGCCATGTCGGCCTCTATCTCGGCGAGACAGCGACCGCCTACCGCATCCTCGGCGGCAACCAAAGCGACAGCGTGTCAGTCACCTGGATCGCCAAGACGCGCCTCGCCGCCATCCGTTGGCCGGCGACTGTCGCCGCGCCGGTAACCGGCGGTCGCATCCATCTCAAGGCCGACGGCTCCCCTCTCTCAATCAACGAGGCATGATCATGTTCGCTTCCGCTTTGATTTTTCTCTCAGCCCTGTTCATCGGCTGGCTGATGCTGTCGCCCTGCCGGTGGCCTCGCCTCAAGGAGGTGCTGGTAAGTGCGGTCGTAGCCGCGATGGTGGTTTTCGTGGCAGCTCCGGCCTGGGCGGCCGATGCCATCGCCGACAGCCACATCACCATTCCGATCGGTGACTGGCTCTCCGAGTTGCTGGTACCGCTGTTCGCGGCGATCGCCGGCATCATCACTTGGTTGATCCGCAAGCTACCGTCGGCGGCCAAGGCGTGGCTTGACACGTTGCGTATCGAGCAGTTGCTCGACCGGGCGATCGCCTACGGCCTCAACTCGGTACCAGGAGCCACCAGGGGGCTGACGCTCACCGTCGATGTGCATTTGCCGGTGCTGGCCTACGTGCTGCAGTACGCGCTCGATCGCATCCCGGCCGCCCTTCTCAAGTGGGTGGGCGGCCCGACTTCGCTCGCCGAAATGATCTGGTCCCGGCTCGATGTCGACGTCACGGCGACGCGGCCCGATCTCCAGACGCTCGCCGAAGAAATCGCCGCCGGATCGTCTGTGGCAGTCGCCGTGTCGACCGCCGTCGGCGGCTCGTTGTGAGCCTGATCAGCCAGATCGTCCTCGCCCTGATCGGTGCCGCCGCCGCGTATTTCGAGGCTAAGGCCAAGGGTGGGGACGATAGCTCCGGTACCGTCGCGAAGGCCCTCCGAAATGCGCTCGACGAGATCAACAAGGCGATTACCGCTCGCCAGACTGCCGCTCATACCGCTCGCCGCGATCCTGCTGGTGTCCTGCGGGACGATGACGGATGGCGCCGGGACTAGCGCCGAGGCGATCGAGCCCCTCGCGCACGCGAGCTTTTGCGCGGTGGCACGGCCGATCTCTTGGTCGACGGCGGACACTCCAGAAACGGTCGCCGAAATCAAAGAGCACAACGCGGTTGGGCGATCCCTGTGTGGTTGGGGCGCTGACGGAAGGTGAGCCGTGAACGCTGAGGATTTGTTGCTGCAGGCGGAAGAAAGGATCGCGGCCGAGCGTGAGCGTTCGATCGCCGCCGCCAGCGCGGCCGTGTCGGCGCCAGGCGTCGAGACCTGCATCGAATGCGGCGCGGCTATCCCGTTGGAGCGACGTGTCGCCGCGCCATGGGCCACGCGTTGCTTCGAGTGCCAGGGCTTTTATGAGGCGGAGAGGTTGAGGAAGTGATGGACGAGCTGATGCGGTACTGGCCGGTGGTTGTGTTTGCGGTCGGCCTGGCGTTGACGATCGCCGGTTGGGCAATCCGAAAGGGTCTCGCTTCGCAGGACGAACTGCGTGCCGAGGTAAAGGCCAGAACCGAGGCTGATGCGTCAGTCGAGGCGAGGATCGCGGAGAAGCTCACGCCCATCCTGGCAGCACAAACCGCACTCGCCGACCGGACGCTCCGGATCGAAACGGAAATCAGCCATCTCCCCTCAGCTCGCGACATCGCCGAGGTCATGGAACAGCTCGCTCGTGCGGACGCCCGGCTCGAGTCGCTCGATCGAGAGATGCAGTCGATCACCCGCGCCCTGACGCGGGTTGAGAACCACCTTCTGGGAGCCGTCACGTGACCGAGTTTGTCGCCGACATCACCAAGTCCCGCCGCCTCGCTACGCTCCGGGTGGTCCGAGAGAACGAGGGCGCTGTCAACGAGAGCGTTCTACGGAAAGCGCTGTATGTGCTCGGCTTTCGCGGCCGTCTCCAGGCGGACGATGAACTCACGGGCGATGCCGAGATGATGGAGAAAGCCGGCCTCACGCGAACAGTTTACTACGAGGGCCGTATCCGTACGCTCGAAATTACCGAGCGCGGCCGGAGCTTTCTCAAGCGCCACATCGACCCGGTTCCCGGCATCGACTATCCGGAGACCTGACATGGCTCGGCCCTCCAAGATCGATCGACTGCCGCAGGAGTTGCGAGACGCTATCGGCGATCTGCGCCGCAACGGCCGTACCATTGATGAGATCCTCGCTCATCTGCGATCGCTCGGCGTCGATGATGTAAGCCGGACTGGCCTCGGCGAGCACATCAGGAAATGGGACGCCCTGGCCAAACGCCTGAACGACAGCCGGGCAGCGGCCGAGGCGATCATGTCGCGCATGGAGGACCAGGGCGCTGACGATAGGATGGCGCGCTTCAACATCCAGATGCTGCACGCCAGCCTGATGGAGCTGCAGCGCGGTGAGGATGGAGAGCCCGCCCAACTCGATCCAAAGGAGGCTGCCCAGCTCGCCAAGGCGCTCAAGGATCTATCGACGGCAGCGCGGTCCGATCAAGTTCGCTTCGTTGAAGCCAAGAAGCTCCTCGAGCAGGAGCGACAGCGGGTCGCAGCCCTCTCCAAAGCGGTCGACGACACGGCCGCCGCGCTTTCTGAGGGCGGGATCAGCGGCGAGCGTGCCGCCGAGCTGCGCCGCAAGCTTCTCGGTGTTCGACAGGTGCCGCCGTCCGAGCCACCGGTGCAACCGTCATGAGCGCCCGCACCGAGGCCGACCTGCAAAGCTCCACGGTGCTCAGTTCCGAGCAGCTTTTCGCCGAGTTTTTCGCACCATCCAGCTTGCCGGATGGACACGACCCGCTCGCCGATGGCGTGTTGATGGCGCACCAGGTCGAATGGATCGAGGACAAGTCGCCGCTCAAGGTTGCTGCCAAGGGGCGACGGACCGGTATCACTTATGCCGAAGCACTGGATGACACGCTCACGGCGGCGACCCGGAGGAGCGACGGCGGCCAGAACGTCTACTACATCGGCGACACAAAAGAAAAAGGCCTGGAATTCATCCGCTATGTCGCACATTTCGCGTTGGTTGTGTCCCACGAACTGGCACCGACAATCCAGGACTACATGTTCCCAGATGAGCAGCCCGACGGAAGCACTAAGTTTATCGCCTCGTATCGTGTGACCTTTGCCAGCGGCTTCCAAACTGTTGCCCTGTCGTCGCGGCCGTCGAACATCCGCGGCCTGCAGGGCATCGTCGTGATCGACGAGGCGGCCTTTCACAAGGACGTTGCCGACGTCCTGGACGCGGTCAACGCCCTGCTGATCTGGGGCGGCAAGATCCGCATCATCTCGTCGCAGAACGGGGAAGACAACCCGTTCAACATCCTCATCAAGGATACCGAGGCTGGGCTCTACGACTACAGCGTCCACCACATTCCGTTTTCACTGGCTATCAAAAACGGCCTCTATGACCGCGTCCGTCTCATGATCGGCGACGAGGCCTGCGCGTTGCGCGGATGGACGCCGGACCGTTCTGGTTTTGATAAATGGGTTTCGACAATCGTTCGGTCCTATGGTCCGCGCGTTGAGGCACGCGACGAGGAGCTGGAGGCTATCCCGCGCAAGTCGTCGGGCGTCTACTTCCCTCGAGCACTGATCCAGAAGGCTCAAGATCCCGCCATCCCGACCATAGCTTGGTCGGTGGCCGAGAACTTCTTTCTTCGCGACGATCGTATGGTCGAAGCAAAGCGCTGGGTGGAGGATCATCTGAAACCTCACCTGCGCCGCCTTGTCCCCTATCGACGGACAGTGTTTGGCCAGGACTTCGGCCGCAATGGCGACCTATCGGCCATCCTGGTCGCCCAACAAGAGGATTCTATCCGCTGGCGATCGTCATTTCAGGTGGAGCTACGGCGCGTTCCCTTCGACGTGCAGCGCTTCGTCGCTTTCGAGATTCTGGACGCGCTCCCCAACTGGCTCGCCAAGTTCGACGCGCGAGGCAACGGCCAAAGCCACGCCGAAGCAGCCGCTCAAAAGTATGGGACTGAGCGCGTCGAGTGCGTGATGTTCACCGCCTCATGGTACGCGCAGCACTTTCCTGACTACAAGGCGGCGCTGAGCGACCAGAGCTTCATTCTTCCGGGCGGCGAGGACGTTGTTGCCGATCACCGACTGGTCGTCTTGCGCAACGGCTTTCCGGCAATGTCAGCCGACCATGTGAAAGGCACCGACGGCGAAGACCGTCATGGCGACGGAGCTGTCGCCGGAGTGCTCGCCCATGCCGGGACCCAAGTAGAACTGGGCGAATACGACTACCGGACCGCCGGTGCCGCCGACGAAGGCCCAATGCCTGGCAGTCACGGCGAAGACCCCTCCGGCCGAGGCCTCTGGTGACCATCATGGAAAAACGCATCTTCCTCCCCGACGGATCGAGCTACACCGTCAACGCCAAGGCGCTCACCGAGGAGCAGGCGACGGCGACTGTTGCCGGTGTCCGGTCGCCCTGGGCGAACACCGTGGCCAGCGGTCTCAAGCCCGATCGCGTCGGCCGCATCCTGCGGCAGTCGGCCGAACAGGGTGGCGACACCACGGACTATCTGACACTCCTCGAAGAGATCGAGGAGCGCGACGCGCACTACCGTGCCCAGTTGATGACGCGAAAGTTGGCGATCCGTGGCCTTGAGCCGCAGATCCAGGCCACGGCCGAGAGCGGAAAGCCCGTCGAAGTCGCCGACGAAATGAGGAAGGTCGTCAAGACCCCACGCTTCCGGCGGATGATCTTCGACCTCATGGACGGCATTTCCAAGGGGTACTCGGCCGTCGAGATGATGTGGGACACATCGCGGCCAAAATGGGCGCCGACGCGCTGGGAATGGCGGGATCAGAGATGGTTTCAGTACGACCGCCTGACCGGCCGGGAACTGCGGCTCAAGGTTGACGGCTCGACCGAGGGTGAAGCGCTGCCGCCGGGCAAGTACATCATCCACGAGCCAAAGCTCAAATCGGGTCTGCCAATCCGGGGCGGTATCGGCCGGACCGTCGTCTGGCTGTTCCTGCTAAAGTCTTTCACGATGCAGGACTGGATGACGTTCCTCGACGCGTACGGCATCCCGATCCGCATCGGCAAGTGGGGCCAGGGCGCCAGCGAGGCTGACAAGCGGACGCTGCTCCGCGCAGTCACCAACATGCTCGCCGATGCGGCCGTGACGATCCCGCAGTCGATGATTATCGAGACGCTCGACGCCAAGCTCGCCACGGGCACGGATGCTCACGAAAGGGCGACCGGCTTCGTCAACGCCGAGATCTCCAAGGTTGTGGTCGGCCAGACCATGACTGCGGAGGATGGCGCCAGCCTCGCCCAGGCCGAAGTGCATGATCGGGTGCGCCTCGATATCGCTGAAGCGGATGCCGACGATCTTGCTGACAGCATTCAGATCGGCTTCGTTGAGCCCTACTGCTCGCTCAATCACGGTATCCCACCCGAGGATTGCCCGCAGTTTACCCTGCCGGTGCCCAAGCCGAAGGACATGAAGAGCCGAATGGAGGTCATCAAGTCCTTCGTTGAGATCGGCGGCAAGGTGTCGATGGCTGAAGTCCGGGACGAGCTGGCGCTCAAGGATCCGGGCGACGACGAACTGCTCGGTGTCGGAGCACCAGCTCCCCCTGAAGGTAGTGGCGAGCCATCCGCTGCCCGGCCGCCGAACCGCACTGGCGCGCCTTCACTCAATCACGCTGCGAGCTGCCCTTGCTGTGGCGGGCCTCGTCTCGCCTACAATCGCGCCACCACCTACGGCGCCGACGAGGTTTTCGAACTTGTTCCTTCTGACTTCGAAGCCGTTTCGAAGCCGCTTCTGGAGCCACTCTTGATGGCGATCGACAAAGCCTCAAGCTTTGAGGAAGCGCTGGCCCTGATCGAGACAGCCACACCGGACAGCAAGCCGCTCCTGGAGCGCCTCGCGGCTCTGATGACGGTCTCGCGTGGCATCGGCGACGTGAAGGACTGACCAATGGCCGAGGTCAAGAAGGGCTTCGGCCCGCCGCCAGAGGTGACCGCCTACTTCGAGCGGAAAGGCTTGCGGCCGGCCTTCTCGCATCTGGATGTCTGGTCGGCCGAACACGCCCATGCCTTCACGGTCGCAAAGGCCACTGAGCTGTCGTTACTGGCCACCTTTCGTGACTCGCTCGGGAAGGCCATCAAGGAGGGCAAGGGCTTCGAGACATGGCGCGAAGGTATCCGCGCCGAGCTGGCCGCGCAGGGTTGGGTCGGGCCTCGCATGGTGGCCGACCCGACCGGCGTCGATCCGGACCGCATGGTCGACTTCTCCCAGAGCCGTCGCCTGAAAACGATCTTCTGGGGCAACATGTCGTCGGCGCGCGCGGCTGGCCAATGGGAGCGAGCACAGCGGACAAAGGCCGCCATGCCCTTCCTGCTCTACGTCCGCACCACAGCGGCCGATCCGCGTCCGGAGCACCTCAGCTGGGTCGGCATCATCCTGCCTGTCGACGATCCATTCTGGGCGACGCATTTTCCGCCCAATGGGTGGCTCTGCCACTGCTCTGTGAGGCAGGTTAGCCGGCGCGAGAAGGATACGCTGATCGCGACCAAGCGGAGCGACGGCGTCTACTACACCGATACTGCCCCACCTCTGGTCATGCGAGACTGGCGCAACCGACGCACCGGCGAGATCTCACGCATCCCGGAAGGCATCGATCCCGGCTGGCACGGCAACCCTGGCCTGGACCGGACCAAGACGCTGCTCGACAATCTCGAACTGCGGCTAGGCGAGGTGCCGGAGCGGGCGTCGACCAGGGCGCTCGCCGATCTCTGGTCGGACCCCTTCGTGAAGATCGCGCCCAAGGTCGACGGAAAGACCTGGTTGCCCGCCGGCGTCAGCACCAAACTCGCAGACGAGCTGGGCGGCGCGAAATCCGCTGTCGTGTCAATCGAGGCGGGCGATGTAGCCGCTCGCATCGCCAAGCATCGAATGACCGCCGAGGATTTCGCGGTGCTACCCGACGTTCTTGCTGGCGGCAGTCTGCTCCCTGACCCACGCGGAGATCCAGCCGTCCGATCCATTCTGGCTAAGGTCGGGAAGAGTTGGTGGCGGGCATTCGTCCGCCGATCAGCGAAGGGATATCTCCGCGTCACGTCACTCCATCAGAGAGACGAAGCGGCAGCGATTGCCGAACTCATGCGAGCGGGAAAATGAGCGGCGGGAGGGTGCTGATCTCCCTCGGTGCGATTGGCAAAGGCTTGCCGCCGCTCACCCATAATATGCGCCTTCGGGGCGTTTTCGGCAAGCCGCCCGAAATTGGGTCGCTGGCGGCAGGCGAGCCTCCGGGGCTACGAGCGGACGTAATGTTTCCAGATGGCCGTCCACGGGCTTTGAGCGGCCTTTGAAATTGATTTTGACGCGCCTGCCTTGACCACCATGTCCGATGCAGCGTACCTCTAGATCACTCCCCTCTTGATCTGGCCGCCCCGCTGCACCCATGCAGCGCCACGGCACATGTCATCCCGGTGCATCGTCGCCGGCATGAAATCGCTCCGCCTCGCCCTCAACTCGGCCATCCTCGCCGTCTGTCGCGCTGTCCCTCAGGCCATGCCGGAGGGCGAAGCCCCCGAGCGCCTCGCGGTCATTCCGGCCGGCACCATCGTCGGCGTCGATGGTCGAACCTTCATCAACTCCGATCCAGACGCGGTCGTGCGCGCCTTCCGCGATGGTGGCCGCGACCTGCCGATCGATGTCGAGCACGCCACCCACATCAAGGGACCAGTGGGCGAGCCTGCACCGGCTGTCGGCTGGATGACGGACCTCACTGTCGAAAACGGCGTCATCATAGCGACCGTTGCCTGGAACAGCACTGGCCGAGCGCTCGTCGGCGACAAGGCCTACCGCTTTACCTCGCCCGCCTTCACGCATGATGCATCAGGTCGCGTCATCGCCCTCCGCTCGCTTGGTCTCACCAACGAGCCCAACTTCCCGCAGCTTCCTGCCCTGAACAGAGAGACCACCATGGATCGCGCCAAGCTTATCGCCTTGCTCGGCCTTGCCGTCACAGCCACCGATGCCGAGATCGAGGCGGCTATCAGCGCCTCACTTGCTCTAAATCGAAAGGGCGCCCAGCCCGACCCGACGCTCTACGTCCCCAAGGCGGATCTCGACGCCGCGCTCAACCGGGCGACCGCCGCCGAGACGCAGCTCAAGAAGATCTCGGACGACGCCGCCGAAGCGGAAGCCGTCGCCCTGGTCGACGGCGCCGTCAAGGATGGCAAGGTCGCCCCGGCAAGCCGCGACCACTACCTCACCCTCTGCCGGTCCGGCCAAATGGCTACCGTCAAGACGATGCTGGCCACCCTGCCGAAGCTCGGCGCCGCCCAGGACAGCAAGACTGAGGGTGACCCCTCCAAGGATAAGCCCGGCACGCTCGACGATAATCAGCTCGCCATGTGCCGTCGTCTCGGCATTACCGCCGAGCAGTTCCTCGCCGCCGGCAAGGCCTGACCCACCTCAACTCCAAAGGAAACCATCATGGCACTCACAGCCGAGCGCGGCACCTTGAAGAAGGCTAAAGGCCCGCGTTCCTTCCCTCTCGCCGCCGGCGTAAAGGCCACGAAGGGCGGCATCGCCGTTCTGGCTGCGGGCTATGCCAAGTCCGGCGTGACCGCCCTCAATCTGATCGCTGCGGGCATGTTTATCGAAACCGTCGACAACACCAACGGGGCAGCCGGCGACAAGCGAGCCGATGTCGAGGAAGGAGAGTTCCTGTTCGCCATCGCCTCGGCCGACCCGGTCGCCCAGGCCGACGTCGGTAGTGACGTCTTCATCGTCGATGACGAGACCATCGCCAAGACCAACGGCGCCAACACCCGTTCGCGGGCCGGCAAGCTGACCGGCATCGAAGGCGGTCAGGCCTGGGTCAAGATCGGCCTCTGATCCCAGCACCTCCTACTCCGAAAGATCGTAGATCATGGACATCACCCGGCAGAACATCGCTAACCTGACGCAGGGCTTCAAAACCAACTTCATGACGGGTTTTGCCGGCGTTACTCCCACTTGGCCTCAGGTCGCAACCGAGACCAACTCAACGACGGCCGAAGAGGTCTACGCCTGGCTCAATGCCTTTCCCCGTATGCGCGAGTGGATCGGTTCTCGCGTCATCAGGTCGCTGAGCCAGAGCCAGTACAAGATCCGCAATCGGCCTTGGGAAGATACCGTGTCCCTTCCAGTGGACGCTGTGGAAGATGACCAGTATGGTATTTATGCCAAGCCCATGGAGGGGCTTGGTCAGGCCGCCGCCGAGCATCCTGACGAACTGGTCTGGAAGCAGCTCGCTGACGGCTTCACCGGTGAATGCTTCGACGGCCAAGCCTTCTTCGACGTGGACCACCCCGTCGGCGACAAGGCCAAGAACAACGTCGTTTCGGTGTCCAACATGCAGGCCGGCGCCGGCCCCGCCTGGTTCCTCATCGACAGCCGCCGGCCGCTGAAGCCGATCATCTTTCAGAAGCGCAAGGCGGTGCAGTTCGTCGCCAAGACGAAGGTCGACGACGACAATGTCTTCTTCGACAAGGAACTGATCTGGGGCGCCGATGCCCGTTACGCGACTGGCTATGGCTTCTGGCAGGTGGCATTCGGCTCGAAGGCTGATCTCACCAGCGACAACTTCAACGCTGCACGCACGGCGATGATGCAATTCACCAACGACGAGGGCGGCAAGCTCGGCATCAAGCCGACGCACCTCGTGATTGGGCCATCGCTCGGCAAGAAGGCCCGCGCGCTTCTGACCGCCGAATATGGCGCCAACGGAGCCTCCAACGTCGACAAGGGCCTCGTCGATGTCATCGAGAGCCCCTGGCTCGACTGATCGGCATCGCCGATCGGCCCAGGCAAGCCCGCCCCGGTTTGGCCGGGGCGGAGCTTCCCCGGCTGGCCTTGAGGGCCTGCCCGGCAAGCTCCACCAGCGAAAGGAACCACCTCATGGCGAGGACCCTGAAGGCCACTCCGGCCGCGAAGAATGATGCCGTGAAGACCGGCCCCGAAATCACCGAAGATGCCGGGAAGGTCGTGACCGCCAACGCGGCCGACACCGAGGCGACCGAGGCCGCGACAATACCCGCGAGCGAAGAGACCGGGGGAGACGGCGCTACGGCCGTCTCCCCGCAGGCTTCCCCCGAACCCACGACCGAAAATTCCGACGGTGGCTCCAACGGCGCCGAAGCAGCGCCGGCCGCGACCGTCGAAGGCATCGCTCCTGCCGATGCCCCGAAGGCCGTGGCGCCGGAGCTGGTCACGGCCGACTCTCCTGAGGCGTATGAGCCTGACGAGGATGATGACGATCCGGCCCGCGTGATCTGCCGTGTGCGGGCGGTTGGAGGTCCGCGCCGCCGCGCCGGTTTTGCCTTCGATACGACGCCCCGGCAGCTCACCCGCGATGATCTCGGTGGCACCAACGAGAAGATCAGCGCCACGCTCCATATCCTCGCCGCCGATCCCCGCCTTTCGCTTCTTCCGCCCACAGACTGAGACCCAATATGCCCGCCGCCTTCGCCACCTTGACCGATCTTCAGGAGCGCCATCCGCAGGAAGTCATCCTGCTCGGCGCCGACGAGGCGACCGGCCTCCTTGACGAAGTCAGGGTGACGCGGGCGCTCGATGACGCCTCGATCGAGGCGCGGACCATTCTCGCCGCGCGCTATAGCGCGACCGAGATGGGCCGGCTCGACGCCGATGGCCTCGCCATCCTCAGGATCTACGTGATGGACATCGCCCTCTACCGGGTGGCGCTGTCATTCAGCCGCCTGACCGATGAAATCCGCGAGCGCTATCAGGCTGCGGTCAAGCGTCTGGAGGCGATTGCCGCCGGCAAGGGCGCCCTGTCGCTCCTAGGCGAGAAGCCAGCCGGGGGTGACGCCGGCGCCGAGACGTCCAGTGGTGGCGCGGCCATCGTCGCGCCGGAGCCCTTCTTCCCGCGCCGTGGTGGAGGCCTCTGGTGAGCGGCTCCATCGTCGTCGACATCAATGACCTTGAACTCGCGGCCGACAAGATTGCTGCGTTGGCAAGCGTCGACCCGTCCGACCTGATGACCAACATCGGCGCGATCGGCGAGAGTCAGACCCGCCGTCGGATCACCGATGAGAAAGCCTCGCCGGACGGCACGCCTTGGCCGCCGAACCGCGCGGGCACGTCGATCCTGCTCAAGACGGGCGAACATCTGCTTGGCTCGGTCGCTTTCGTCGCTTCGGCAACGGAGGCTCAATGGGGAGCGAGCTGGGAGTATGCGCATGTCCACCAGGACGGCATGACGATCAAACCGAAAGATGCCAAGCGCCTCGCCTTCGTGATCGGCAACCAGCAGATCTTCGCTCGTCAGGTCACCATCCCACCGCGCCCGTTCGTCGGCATTTCCGACGACAATCGCGAAGAGATCTCTGAAATCGTCACCGACTGGATGGGGAGCCTCCTGCAGTGATCGAGCCCATCGCCCTCCCCGCCCTGGTCGAGGCCGATCCTGTGAAGGGCTGGCAATCGGCGATCGTCGCCACGATCGACGGCCTGCTGACCGGCGTCACCGTCCGGTCGCACCCCGGCAAGGTCGATATCTCCCAGATGATGGCAAAGACGATCGTGCCGGCACCGGGCATTGCGCTGGGTTGGTCGCGCGTCCGGCCGGAGAAGTACATCGATGGCCGCTATGATCTCACGGTCGACTGGTCGGCCTATATCGTCGTCGAGGACGCGGTGCTGTCCGGCAAGCGCGTCGACCGAGACCGGATCGGCTTTGCTGTCGGCTCCTATCTCCTGCAGATCCTCGCCGACCCCGACGTCGCCCTCTGGGGGATGACATCGGTCACCATGCCGGCCGAAAAGCCGCCGGCGCAGCTCACGCCCCTATTCGCGGTCGCCGACGAAGCTCGGGGCACCAACTATCTCGCCGTCACCTGGACGCAGAGCCTGATCGCGCAGGGGCCGGGCCTCTTTGGCGGCCCGACACCCGGCCTCACCAAAGTGGTCGACGACGACGGACACGCGGCGATCGACGCCGATTTCGGGGACGAGGTGCCGCTGGCCGTCCGCGCTTTGTGGAAGGAAGCGCCGTGAGCCTCGTCCGCGAGATCCGCATCCTGACCCGCCGCCTCGTCGAAACCGAAAGGCGCATGGCGCAAATGGTCCTGCCGGGTCGCGTCGCCGTGGTCGACCACGACAAGCGCCGCCTGCGCCTGGAGATCGGCAAGGCGGACGACGGCGCCGCCATCCTGTCGCCCTGGGTGCGCTGGCCCGAGGCATCGACCGGCACACTCAAAGTCCATGTTCCGCCACCGATCGGCACGCCGATGACGCTGATCTCACCGAGCGGCACAGTGGGTGCCGGCTCGATCGCCCAGTGGGGCGCCTACACCGACGCCGACGCCGCGCCGTCCAAAGCCTCGGACGCAGCCGTTATCGCTTTCGGAGACACGGTCATCACCATCCAGGGCGACCGCGCGGCGATCGAGACGGCCAAGCTGTCGATAAAGGCCGACGTCGAGATCGAGGGCGACATCACCACGACCGGATCGATCACGAACAACGGCGTCCGGATCGACTCCACGCACGTGCACAGCGGCGTCCTCAGGGGCGGCGAACGCACAAATCAGCCAATCTAGGAGCCCTCATGAAATACGTCGTCACCGACACCGCCCCGCCCCGCGTCGCCGGCCGCCGCGTCAAAGCCGGCGACACCATCGAGCTGACCGACAAGGCGGCCCGCTATGAGCTGACCGCCTGTCACATCAAGCCGCTCCTCGAGGAGACTTCGAACCCGGTTGAAACCGTCGTCGAAACGCCCTCGAAGGGCAAAGCAAAGAGCTGAAGGGCATGGCCGCCATCCGCTACCGCACCGGCATCGATCGCGTCACCGGCCAGCCTCTGACCGGCTGGCCGCACGTGTGCCAGTCGCTCGGCATCATCTGGACGACGGTGATGGGCCAGATCGTGATGCGGCTGGACCTGGGCACGCGCCTACGATCGTGGCTGGCCGAGGACATCAATACGGAGACGGCCCTCGGCATCTACGACGAACTGATCACATCGGCCGAGACCTGGGAACCCGAGTACCGCGTCAAGGAGCTGCAGCTCTTGCGCATCACCCGCGACGGCGGCCTCGGGCTCCGCCACGGCGGGCTTTACTATCCTGAGGGCCGTTACGGCAATTACTCTATCGCGCTACCGGTCGGGTCTCGCCTAAAGCTCACCGCTGACCGCCTGCAGACGCGGGGGCCGCACTGATGGCCGATCCCGCGCTCACCTACCTTGCCAGCCTGCCCAAACCCAAGGTCATCGAGGAGCTGGACTTCGAGACCATCCTTGCCGACCGCAAGGCCGACCTGGTCGCCCGCATGCAGGACTTCGGCATCGACTACAGCGTGGAGATGCTGGAGACCGACGCAGCCATCATCCAGCTCCGGGAGGCCTCATTTCGGGAGGTGCAACTCCGGGGCCTCGGTAACGACATCGCCCGTGCCCGATACAGGGCCTTCGCCACCGGCGCCGACCTCGACCATCTCGCAGAGTTCTACGGCGTCATCCGCCTGGATGGAGAGAATGACGAGCGCCTCAACATGCGGGTCACACTCGCCCAGCAGGGTGCGTCGGTGGCCGGTCCCGAGGCATACTTCCAGCGGCTCGCGATGGGCGCTTCGATCCGTGTTGCCGACGTCAAGGTCTGGCGCGAGGACGTCCTGCCAATCCTTCACGTATCGGTCCTCTCGACCGACAACAACGGGGTGGCAGACGCCGAGCTGCTCGGCATCGTTCGCGAGGCCGTCGCGGGTGATGCCGCCCGCCCGATGACGACCGGTACCATCATCGTCGAGGCGGGTGTCAAGCGGCTGATCAATGTGGCCGCCTCGGTCACGCTGTTGACCGGCACCGCCGAGGCGCTGCTCGACGCGATCGAGGCCGGCCTGCCAGCCACCTGGGCGGCGATCGGCGATGGCGGCCGTGATCTGACGCTAGATTGGATCAAGGCGCAAATCATGGTGCCCGGTGTCTACGGCGCCACCATTACGTCGCCTGCGGTTGACCAGATCGCTGATGACAAGGAGTGGCTGAGGATCGGTACCGTCGCGCTGACGCCGGGCGGGAGAGCTTATTGATGGTAGCGCTCGACCGAATCTCCGCAGACAACGCCTCTGACCGCGAGCTGGCCATCGGTGAAACGGTCAATGTGCTGGCGCGGCTCGCCGACGATTTCGCCCGCATCCGCGCCAATGACATCGCCCCGGCGCCGGAGTGGCTGCCCTATCTGGCGGCCGAATACGGCCTCGGCGAGCTGATCCCATACGTGCCCGATCTGGCACAACTCATCGCGGTCGGGCCAGCTTGGCAACGTAAGCGCGGCACGCCGGCCGCGATCGCCACAGGCCTTGGGTGGGTCGGCTATGCCGCTACCCTCGAATGGGCATTGCCCCGTCGGCGCCGTTGGCACCTCTGGCAGATGAAGCTATCGCGCCTGCCTGATACCGAGCGCCCCGACCTCGATCGGATCGACGGCATCGCCTCGCTCAGCGACGATGCGACCTCGCATTTCTGGCGCGGCTATCGCGGCTACGACGTCCGGCCGGCCGAAAGCGGCAACCGCCGCTGGGGCAGTGCCATGTGGGGCGCCTCATCCGGTGTCCGCATCCGGGGTCGCGGAGCGCTCTGGTCGTTCGGTCGGCGCCTCGACGTCGACCGGGTTGCCACTCAGGCGGATTTGACCGCCCTAGGTGCCTGGATACCTCCGGCCGGCACCTCAGACCTATGGGCGGACATGTCTCTCCCGTGGGTGACAGCCGACTATCTCTGGGCCGTGCCCGGTGCCGCCGCCCGTCGGCTTGCCATTGCATCGGATCTGGCCGGGCGGAAATGGCACCTCGTGTTTCGCGATGCTGGCGGCGTGATGATTGGTGCCTGCCGAGCCATACGTCATGCCGTGGCTGAGGCGCCCACCGGCGCCTATCGCATCGGCCCCGGCCGTTGGTCGCCTTCGCCAACGCCCACAGCCGCGTTGATCCGCGCAACATCGCCGTTCGCGGTGCCGGCGGCCGGTCGTGTCGTCGCATCGATCGGCATCGTCTCCGGCGCTGCCCTTTCCGATGGCGTTCCGCCCGGCCGGCATTGGCTGACGCCCGACGAAATCGACTTGTCGGCCGGCACCGAAATCATCATCACCACCGGCCTCGCACTGCCGCTCGCCGCGACGATCCGCGAGATCGTCACGATACTCCTGAGGATCGACTGATGTTCGAGCACCGCTCCGGCCTGCCCAATGCCTATGACCGTTCCCCGGCGCGACCACTCGACGCCCGCGTTGTCGTTCCCGAGGGCGTCTACGTCCAAGGCGCTGAGATCAACGAGCTGCAGGCGATCGAGGCGCGGCGCAATCGTCGCGTCGGCAACATGGTCGCGTCGGACGGCGGCCGTATCGACGGCGCGGCCATCGTGCTGGCGATCGATCCGGATGACGCGAGCCAGATTATCGCCCGCCTTGCCGCCGGCGAGATCTACGCCGCCGGCGACGTCCGTGTCGTTGAGCCTTCGACGATCGCCGGCATCCCCGCCGTCGGCACGTCGACCGTCGGCATTCGGATCGTCACCACGCTCATAACCTACGAGACCGATCCGACCCTCGTTGGACTTGGCGTTGGCACCGACGGCGAGGGAGAGCCCGGCGCCGCCCGCGAGGTTGAGACCGCGAGTTGGTCTCGCGAGGGCGACGGCCGGCCGGGCGACTACTACCCGGTTTACACCATCCGCGACGCGGCGGTTATCGACGAGGCGCTGGCGCCTGACCTCTCGGGCGTCAAGGCCGTGGTCGCCGAATATGACAAGGACGCGCACGGCAACTACATCGTAAGCGGCTGCGAGGTGACCGCGCTCGGCCTGATCGACGGCAAGCAGGTGTTTTCGGTCCAGCCGGGTGTTGCCAATATCCGCGGTTACAAGCGGAGCCGGTCCTATGCGCTGCGCCACGCCGAGCCCGAGGCGCCCGACCTCGAAACAGTCTCGGCGGAGACGCACCTGTACCCGGCCGATGTGCCGGCGGTGATCACGCTGCGCCGCCCGCCGGCGGCCGACATCAACCAGGTGGTCATTCAGAAACGCACCACGGAGACGGTTGTGCGCGGCTCGGTCCCCGGCGGCCTTGACGCGCTCGGCCACGGCTCCGTAGTGGCGATCGAGAGCGTCGCCCAGGGCGGGACGCCGATCGACAACACCGCCTACGCATTGGCTGGCGACAGCGTGTCGTGGGCGCCTGCCGGTACCGAGCCGGCGGCCTCGTCCACCTATCAGGTGACCTATCGCTACAACGTCGCCGTGGTGCCCGACGCGATCACGCCGACCGCGATCACGATCTCCGGCGGCGTTGCTGGCACCCAGGTGCTCGTGACCTACAAGAGCAAGCTGCCGAGGATCGACATCCTCTGCCTCTCCGAGACGGGCGATACCGCCTATGTCAAGGGCGTGTCGGCCCGAAAGGGCGCCGTACCGCCGATCGCGCCGTCCGCGCTGCTCAAGCTCGCCGAGATCCGCAACGGCTGGCTCGACAAGCCGTCCGTCACGAACAACGGCACTCACTCCATCGTGTTCGACCAGCAAGCCCGCTACAACGGCCGCCTCCGCGACCTGCTCGACGTCGTCAACATCATGGCGCTGGAGCACGACGCTCGGGGCCGATCGGCGTCGATCAAGGGCATGATCGTTGACCCGCTGCTCGACGACTATGGTCGCGACCAGGGCGCTCCTCAGACGGCGGCAGTCGTCAACGGTTGCCTGACGCTGGCCGTCGACCTCGTCGGCACCGTGCTGCTCGCCACCGAGGCGGTGACGCTTCCGTGGGTTGAGGAGGTGGTGGTCGATCAGCTCATGGCGACTAGCGCCATGAAGATCAACCCTTATGCCAACTTCGAGCGGCTACCGTCCGACCTGAAGCTCGAGCCTGCGGTCGACTTCTGGACCGACGTCATCACCGAGTGGACTTCGCCGACCACGGCCGAGTTCACCGAGGTTACCGACGCGGTCCCGGCGGGCACCGTCACCTCAGCCACGGTCATCACGGAGGTTGCCGCCGCCGACCGGACCGAAGTGGCGACGCTGCTTCGCCAGATTGATGTCACCGCGACGATCGAGGGCTTCCTCGTCGGCGAACGATTAGACGTGCTGACCTTCGACAGCGTGTCGATCCTGCCCGATCCCAAGCCGGTGGCCGACGCCGCCGGCAAGATTGTCGTCACCTTCACGGTCCCCGCCGGCATTCCGACAGGTGCCCGCCTCGTCCGTGCGGGTGGCGCCGCTGGATCGATCGCCGAGGCGCTGTACGTTGGCGAGGGCACCATCACGGTGCAGACGCTGCGGCAGGTGACCCTGGTCACGCGAGCCGTGCAGGCCACGGTGGTCAACATCACCAACATCACCACAGTTAGCTCGTTGACGTCACGCGACCCACTGGCTCAGACGTGGCTGTTGTCGGAGGCTCGGCAAATCGTCGGCGCTGACGTCAAGGTCGCGGCGATCGGCAATGCCGGCCATGGCATCCGGCTGCAGCTCTCTGGCGCATCCGACGGCGTGCCGACCAGCGAGGTTGAAGCGCAGGATTATCTGCCGATGACCGGCGTATCGGTCGGCGACTGGATGGCAGCGCGGTGGGCAGTGCCCGTGCATGTGCCGGCAGTGGATGAGCGGGCGATCGTCATCCTCACCGACGATGACAGCCACGCCCTCTCCATCGCCAAGCTCGGCGACGTGGTCGACAATGCCGATGGCAGCCAGACCGTGGTGGCGGCCCAGCCATCGACCATCGGCGTGCTGCTCTCATCGAGCAACCGACGCACCTGGACGCCGCACAATGACGCGGACCTGACGCATCGGATCGTCGCGGCTCGCTTCACGACGACCGAGCGCGTCGTCGACCTCGGCACAGTCGACCTTGTCGACGTGTCGGACCTCGTCATCCGAGCCACGATCGAGTTGCCCACTGACGACACCTCGGTCGAGTTCCGGGTAGTGCGTGCGTCCGGCGAGATTATCGCCGTCGCGGCCGGTCAGACGATCGAGTTCTCCGAGTACATCACCGAGACGGTGACCATTCGCGCCGTGCTCAAAGGGACGGCGACGCTGTCGCCCATCCTATGGCCGGGCGTCTCGGTCGGTCTCGGCCGCATCCGCGAGAGCGGCACCTACGTCACCAAGGCGTTCAGCGCCAAGGCGGCGCCGGCCACGCTGCGGGCTCTCGCTGCGGCCTACCTGCCAGCTGGATCAGCGATGGCCGCCCACTACGACGCGGCCGACAACGATTGGTCGACGATGGCGCTCTCCGAGACCGAGACGCTCGACGGAGGTTGGACGGAGCCGGCCTATGAAACCGTCGGCGTCACCGACCCGACACTGCGCGTGCGGCTGACGCTCACCGGTGGGCCTGCCGCCCGGCCGCTGATCGCACGTCCCCGCGCTTACACCATCTGAGGATAGCCATGGTCACCGATGCCCGCGAGCCCAGCCGGGGCTACCACGTCCCGTCAACGGACAACAAGATCTCCGAGGACATGGCGCGCCTGATCCTGGCGCTGACGGCTGTCGGCGTAGATGTCGCGGGCCTCCTGGAGGAGGTCGCCGGCAAGGCGCCGGCAATACACGGACATCAGATCGCCGACATCATCGGGCTGGCGGCGGCGCTCGCCAACAAGGCGGACGCCGATCACGTCCACGCACTCGGTGGGCTCAGCGACGTCGACACGGCCGGCGCCGCCGTCTACCAGGTGCTGACGAAATCGATCGACGGGAAGTGGCGCCCGTGGACGATCGACCTCGCCAACGCGATTGGCGGCGCTGCCTATGCCCGGCTCGACGGGGCTATGTTCACCGGCGAGATTAAGGTGCCGACGCCTTCAACGGCGGCGGACAGCCTCAATGCGGTCAACGTCACCTCGCTCCGGGCGTTTGTTGCCAGTGCCATATCGGCTCTGGTCGCATCGTCCCCTAGCACCTTGGACACGCTCAACGAGTTGGCCGCTGCGCTCGGCAATGATCCCAACTTCGCGGCAACCATCACTTCCGCACTGGGCAACAAGGCAGCCAAGTCGACCACGATCACCGGTGGGGTTGGCCTCACCGGTGGCGGTGACCTTTCGGCGAACAGGTCGCTGGCCATCGACTTCGCAACCGATCCGGAGACAGTCGCAGGGCTGCTCACCAACAAAGCGGCGCCCCCGTCGGGTGTTCATGCGGCCATCGCTGCCGCCCTGGCTGGCTTCTCGGCGGGTGGCATCAAGGGGGTTCGACTAATCACGGCATCCGACAGCGTGACGCCCTCGGCGGGTGTGACCAAGTGGCTCTACTTCCTCGTTGATGGTGGCTACAACGGCAGCGAGAGCGGGCAAGGCGCTCAATTTAAGGCTGGTAGCGGCGGGCCGGGAGGCAAGGGCTCCATAGGACTTGTCTCTGTAGACCCAGCTACCGCCTACAGTGTGACAATTGGGGCCCGCAACGGTGGGGCAACGTCCATCGTGGTCGGTGGTGTGACCAAGACGTCTACTAATGGCATCCTCAACGTCCCAAGTGCGATCGAGGACAGCCCGGCGCTGGTTTTTAATGCTTCAACCGACCCGCGATGGGCCAGAGGGGGGACTGGTGGGCCGGGTCCGTTCGGTTTTGGCACTGGGGGCCCTGGGGCGACCGTTAGTGCCACGTCCAGCTCCAGCTCGGGCAGCCCTGGAACAGGATACGGAGCGGGGGGCGCTGGGGGGTCTAGCGGAAGCACAGCCGGAAACACGGCTGGGGCGGCCGGCTCCCAAGGCTGCCTCCTGATCTTGGAGTTCTGATGATGCGAACCGGATACATCGTTGAGGATGGCGTCGTGGTCAATGCTATCGTCTTGGCTGACGATACCGACCCGATCGACTTCGGGGCCGTCCTCGGTCCTGAAGGCGCCAGTATCGGGTGGGCGTTTGATGGCGAGACCTGGACGCCGCCGGAACAGCCTTCGGTTGCCCCCGGCCCAGCCGCGCTAGCGCCGCTCACCGCCCGCCAGCTTCGGCTCGGTCTCCTCCAGATCGGCATCAAGCCGGCCGACGTGGCCGCCGCAATCTCCGCCCTGCCGGAGGATCAGCGAGACGTCGCCGAGATCGAGTGGGACTATGCCAGCGAGTACCGCCGCGACCACCCGCTGATCGCCGCGCTGGGAGCCTCATTCGGCCTCACAGTCGAGCAGATCGACGACGCCTGGCGTGATGCCATGGCGCTGTAGATCGCCGCCCGATATGATCTCGTTGCCGAGGTAATCTGGCGGAATGCCGGGTTGGTCAGGCGGCATTGGAGACTGTTGTTGTGCTCGGACTGATCGTGTGTGCCTCTCTCGTCGCAGTCGACGGCGACACTCTCCGCTGCGACGGCCAACTTCTCAGGCTATTGGGCGAAGGCACTCCGTTCGTGAGCGGCATCGACACCGCCGAGCTCAGATCCGCGCGCTGTCAGCATGAGCTGGATCTAGCCCGGCAGGCCAAGAAGCGTCTCGAGGATCTCGTCGTCGGGAAGCCCGTCCGGATCGTGGCAGAGGGGACCGATCGCACCCGCAACAAGCGACCGCTGGTCAACATCTACCTTCCTGATGGGCGCGAGGCCGGCCAAGTGCTTCTTGAAGAGGGGCTTGCTCGCGAATGGCACCCCGGTCGGAAAAACGATTGGTGTCGATAGGTATCCATCTTGACGGCCTGAGCGGCCGGTGAGAGCCTGACAGCGCGGCCCCGATTTCTCCGCTGCATCTGTGCAGCGGCAGCGCTATGCAGCGCAGGGCGCATCCTCCCCGCAAGCTGATTTTCACGCTTTGCGAGGGGTTCCCCATGGTTGCCACCGCGCCCTTTGTTGGCGTCCGCGTCTTTTCCGATCTGTCGTCCAACATCGTCACCATCGACGCCCGCGACTCGACCGTCATCGGCATGGTGACACCGGCGCCTGAGGCCGACGTCGAGGCTTTCCCGCTCGACACGCCGGTCGCCATCGACCCCGAGGATAGCGAACTGGTCAACAAGCTAGGCGACGGCCTCGCCAGGGACGCGGTGTCGCAGATCCTTTCGGAAGGCGTGATCCCTACCCTCGTCTTTTCGCGCAGCGCACACGCGACCGAGGGTACCGACGACGCCAAGCTCGCTGCCGACATCGGCGCAATCGCGGGCACGGCGGCAGCCAAGACAGGCGTCTACTCGCTGCTCGAAGCGCAGGCCGTTACCGGCTACAAGCCGGGCCTGATCATCGCCCCCGGCTACACCAGCCAGCGGATCGGCAACCTTAAGAACGCTGCGGCCGTGTCGATCAACGTCGTCAAGGATATGCTCGTCGATTGTGTTGGTATCGTCGATGCGACGCAGACCAATGACGCCGCCGCCCTCGCCTATGCGGCCGATTTCAATACAGCGCTCGGCATGGTGGCCTGCTACCCAGCCGTCGAGGTTTCGATCGGCGGCGAGACGGTCTCACGGCCCATGTCGCCGCACGTCGCGGCCGCCATCGTGCGACGCGACAAGGAAGTTGGAACGCCCTTCAAAGCCGCATGGAACAGGCCTCTGAAGGGTATTCTCGGCCTCACGAAATCCATCAGTTACCGCGACGGTGACCCGTCCTGTCAGGCCAATACACTGGTCCAGGGTGGCCTCGGCACGGTGATCAATGGTTCGCTCCTCTGGGCGCCGTTCACGACGGCGACCGACCCGACCGTCAGCGCCTATCGCAGCCTAAAGCGCATCCGCACGCGCCGGGCGATCGAGGCGCGCTTCGCGCCTACCTTGCGCGCCTACCTCTCCGAGGATATCGGCCCGCACCTCGTTACACTTCTCAGCCAGACGCTCGCCAACTACTGTGCCGACGCCCAGGCACTCGGCGGCATCATCGGCTACGAGATCGTCTGGTCCAAGGCGCTCAATGCCGGTCTCAATCTCCGCGAAGGCGTGCTGAGGCTGAAGCTGCGCTTCGAGGAAGGCGCTGACCTCGTCGACCTGCAGATCTTCACCGAGCCGCAGCCCGAGGCGTTTGACGTGTTGGGCGATCAGATCGCGGCCGCCCTGCAGAACCTGGGCAACGCCAACATCACCATTGCCTGAGGAAGATCGGTATGGCCGACAAACAGCAAAACGTCGTCTTCGGCGGCAATCTATGGATGACGAACGACAACTTGGCGCTTTCAGTCGCACGCGGGAAGCTGCCCGACTTGACCCGAGCGATGGCCGATATCAGCTCGTCCGGCAGTTATTTCGGGCTGCAGATCCCCGGCGAGATTGAAGCTCTCACCGCCGAGTTCGACTTCAACGGACCGGACAGGCGCATCCGCGCACGGTTCGGTCGGGAACCCGGTGACTGGACCGAACTCTATTGGTACGAGCGCATCCGTGATCTCGTGAACGGCACGAACATCGGGCGCGTCGTGTACCTCAAAGGGCTAGTCAACGGCTTGACGTCGGCCGGTACCACCAAGAGCCGCGCCGATGGACCGATGGGAATGCGTTTCACGACGATCGTGCATTACGTCGACCGGCAGGATGGGTCAGTGATCCACGAGTTCGACTACTTCAACAACAAGGTGGTGGTCGAGGGCGTGGAGATCTCTGCCGATCACAACAGCCTCGTCAACTGGTGACCGACATGACTGACCACACGACCGCCCGCCCGCCGACCGCCCCCAGCGGCGATCCCACCACGTATCCGCTGCCGCCGGCAGCGGTGGTCGAGGAAATGCTCAAGCAGGAAGATGTGACCGCTCCCGCCCGGCCGCTCCCGGAGCCGGCCAAGCTCAACTTCCTCGGCGATAAGCCCTGGTCCAAAACCATCACGCTCGATTTTCCCTTCGAGCACGAAGGCCGCGTGGTCACTGAGATCACAGTGACCCGCCTGACCACTGCAGCGATGGGCAAAGTGGTCGACAACCTGGGCGAGGGGTTCACACGTTGGGACCTGATCGCGGCGATTGCCGGATTTCCCGTCGAGGTACTGCGCGGCTTGGAGGCTGGCGACGGTGACGCGGTGATGGAGGTCGCCCTCGATTTTTTGCCAAAAGCCCTGAAGGGCTGAGCGCTCTGCAATGGCGCGGCTACGCCGGCCGCGTCGCTGCCACTCTGTCGACGCCGATCGACGTCGTGCTCGCCATGGAGTGGGCCGACATGTGCGCTTGGTACGAGGTCGCACGTGAAATTGATCGTGAGACCTGGGGGCTCTGGAGGAATAATCCGTGACGGATCTCGACGTCGCCATCAAGGCCCGGTTTGTCAACGAGATGGGCTCGGGTGCTCGTGGCGCGGAGCGGGATATCGATGGCGTCCAGCGGAGTGCCCAACGGCTCGGTGCGAGTAACTTCGGCGACCGAATGCGGGGCCAATTGTCCAGGGCGGCCGCCGGTGCATCGGCACTGCACGACAGGCTGCAGGGCATCGGCACCACGCTGATCTCGTTCAAGGCTGGTTACGAGATGATCAAGCGCAGCCTCGCTGCGCCAGTGATGGCTGACGCCGACTTCGGTGATATCGTCATCGATATCGCCCAAAAGGCCAACATCGCCCAAGAAGGCGTCGCAGGCCTTTCGGACGAAATCAAGGGCATGGCCGAGCGCCTAAAGTCCTCGCCGGAGGCGGTGGGCAAAGGCCTAGACGTGCTGATGTCCTCATTGCCAGATATCGATGTTTCCAAGCGCTTGATCGATCCGATCGTGAAGGTCTCGAAAACCTATCGGGTGGAGACCGACGCCATTTCCCAAGCGGTCTTTTCGATGGTCAACAATCTCGGCGTCGCGCCTGACAAGATCGAGATTGCCCTCGGCCGAATCTCACAGGCTGCGGCGGATGGCCGCTACGAGATCAGCAACTTCGCCGAGGGCCTACCGGGCCTCGCCGCCACCATGCAGGGCCTGGGACAAACGGGCCTCACCGGCGTGTCCCGGCTATCCGCCGCCCTCGAAACCGTCTCCGGCTCGGTCGGCGATCCAGGCCAAGCCACTACGTCGATCGATGATCTCCTGCAAAAGGTTGTGTCGCCGGACGTCGTCAAGAACTTCAAGGATGCCGGCATCAATATTGCCGGCCGGATCGGCAAAGCGCAGAAGGAAGGTACCGACGTTTTCGAGGCCATCTACAAGGCCACGATGAAGGCGACGGGCGGCGACACGTCCAAGGTCGTGAATTTCTTCGGCGACAAGGAAGCGCGCCGGGGCATCGTCGCCCTGATGCAAAACATGGACGCCTATCGGGAGATGCGGGATCGCTACGAGGCGATCAACTCCCCGGACAAGCTCAACTCGGATTTCGATATGCGGATCGAAGGAGACGGCAACAGCCTTCGAACCTTTGGCCAACGATGGGACGCCTTCCAAACGTCGATCGGTCAAGGCGTCAACACCTATCTAAAGCCAGCCCTGGACACGCTGACTGGCATTCTCGACGTATTCACTGGCCTCTCCGAAGCGGTTCCAAGGGTGACCGGCGCTATCACCCTGTTCGCGACCACCGTCGGCGCGATCGCTGTCTCCGCGTCAATCGGCGCGTTTCTCAAGCGCTTTGCTGGCATGGTTCCCGTAGCCACGGAGGCCGCCGCGCCCGCCGCATCGGCGGCGGCCGGCGCCGGGGCGGGAGCGGCCGCAGCCGGCGCCGGGGGTATTTGGAGATGGCTGGGAAAAGGCGCGAAGGTGCTTCCGAAAGCCCTAGGTTACGCCGGCCTAGCCTACTCCGCGTATGAAACGGCGGCGGGTTTCGGATCTGGGCTTATGAACTCGCTCTCGGGGCCCGGAGCAACAGGCGAAGCCGCTGCCGCTCGCGATAAGCAACGCTACGACGCCCAGCGGCGAACAGAGCTTCAAGCCCAGATTGACGGTTTGCAGGCGAAAATCTCCGAAATCGTCAAGGCTGGCGGCCAGCACAGCGATCGCGGTCGCGCACAAATCGGCTACTACACGGAGCAGATGGACAAGATCCAGAAGATGATGGATCGGGTCGGAGCGACGGAGATCACGCCAAGGATCGATCCTTCGTCGATCGACAGCGCGCTCGGCAAGGTCAGTGCCCTCTCAAGCGCGCTGCGCGGCCTCGGCGGCCCGTCCTTCATGGGCAACTCTGCGCCGGCATCCGCCCGAGTTACCGCCCCAACGGGAGGCGGCAACACCGCGACTACCTATTCGGTGGCCGGCTACAATCCGTCCGTCGTCGCCCGACGCATCCAGCGTGAGCAAGATCGGCGGCTCGCCCTTGCGCAGGCCGGCGCGCTCCACGACACGCTGTCGTTTGCCTGAGGTCGATCATGGCGGATTTTCTCTCCATCGGTGGAGCTAAACTCAAGCTGATCGGGCTCCGGCCGACGCGCATATCAACGCGATCGGAGGTGCGCGTCCAGGGCACGCCGACCTTTTCCGACATCGACTATCAGGACACCGGCATCGGCGAGCGCGTGACGACGATCGAGGCCAAAACCCTGCCTCACGTCTTTGGCGGCATGGATGCCTATGGCATTCTACAGGGGCATCATCTGGCTCGCACCCCGGTGCAACTTGTCCGGATGGGAGCTAACTTCCTGGCGACCAATCAGGGTCAGGTTGTCATCCGGACGCTCGATTGCGACGAGGAAAACTTACATCCGGCTGACGGCGTCGGCCGCGAGGTGAGCGTGTCGATCGAACTGCTGCACGTCCCCTCGCTCAGGCGCACGTTCGGAGGCAGTTGATGGCCATCGTCACCCACACGGTCGAAAGGACTGCCCGTCTCGACCAGATCGCCAAGCTGATCTACCAGACGGAAAAAGGTGGCGTCGTCGAAGCATTGCTCGCCGCCAACCCCGGCCTCGCCGGCATCGCTGGAGCGGTGCCACGCGGCACTGTCATCGCAGTGCCAGACCGACCGGCCGTGACCACAACCGGCTACACGAGGCCGTGGGAATGAGCGTCCGCCGCCCCGTCATCAAGGTCATCGGGCCGGCCGGCCGCGATCTCGTCCCAATCTGGGGTAACGACCTCGTTCACGTGCAGATCGTCGACGCCGCCGGCCGCGAAAGCGACGCCTGCACCCTCACGTTCCGCGACGTGCCACCAAACTGGAAAGAACCGCCCAAGGGGACCAAGTTCACGGTCTATCTCGGCTGGGACACCAACACGCTCACAATGATGGGCACCTACACCTCCCAGCGAAGTTCGTTCCACGTTGATCCGGACAGCGGCGGTGAGATGGCCGTCATCTGCCGCGCCGCTGACATGATCGACAAGCTGAAGGACGTGAGCAGCGGCCACTATGACGGCAAGACCGTCAAGGAAATCGTCGAGGACATGGCGGCAGGAATGGGCGTCGAGGCGAGCGTATCGGCCGATATCGCCTCGATCGTCGTCCCATACCGCCTGCGATTCAAGCAGTCGTCGGGCGATTTCCTATCCCGCCTCGCCGACGACGTCGGCGCCATCATCAAACCGCAGGCCGGCAAGCTCGTGGCACTGAAACGCGGGGCCGGCATGTCGGCCGGCGGCAAGGCGCTCCCCGAGATCGAGCTGACCTACGACCCGATGTTCGCATTCGACGCCGATGTTGAGCCCCGCGCTTCCTACGGCAAGATCCGCGCAGGCTGGATAGACCCGAGGACAGGGATGCGGACCTCGAAGTCATCCGCCGGCGAGGGCGCCGGCACAGGCGAAATCATCCATCCCTACGGGTCAGAGGAAGAGCTGGACGCAGGGCTAGCCGCCGCGACCGACGAGCAGGCGCGCCGATCGGCTACCGCGACCTTCAACGCGCCGGGCGATGCCAGGGCGCTGGCGGAGGCGCCGGTAAAGGCCAAAGGTTATGGCGCCACGATCGACGCCACGCCCTGGATCGCCGACACCGTCACCCACGAGGTCGATCCCGGCCAGGGCTGGACGATGGCCATCGAGTGCTCGGTCGGCGGCAAGAAAAAGACGGGCAAGGGAAAAGGTAACGACGTGATCAACGATCCGGAATCGGAATGGTGAGGAGGTAAATAGGCCGCCGGGGCGGCTGGGAGACGGAGGCGGGCTAGGCCCGCTGCGGGGCTAGATTGGCGTCAGACCCGCAAGGCGAGGACAAGCCTGATCGCCACTCCGCCAGCGCCATCGGCGCCGGTTTCGGGGTGGCAGGATTCGTCAGGCGATACAATGCACGAACACCGCTGTACCTGTGGAGCACTGCTCTTCAAAGCGGATTTGAACGCCCTTCGAGGGCGCCTTGAAATCAAATGCCGACGCTGTGGCCGGCTCGTTTTCATGAGGCCGATTGAGCCCACACCAGAGCGCCAAGAGCGCCATCTGGACGCAACATAATGGCTCGGATCGAACAATTCGGAACCGTAACTCTTATCCTCGGCGACGCGCTCGAAGCGCTGACCTCGCTTGAGGCTGGCCGATTCGTCGGCGTGCTCACGGACCCGCCTTACAGCTCGGGCGGCAACGTGCGCGATCGGGCGATGCCGACTAGCGCCAAATATCTCCAATCCGGAGCGGTCGGCCGCTACCCCGAATTCGCCGGAGATACCCGCGACCAGCGCTCCTATCTGGCGTGGTCGACCATGTGGATGGCCCGCGCCCGTGAGTTGGTCGTGCCAGGTGGCCTGCTCGCCACGTTTAGCGACTGGCGCCAGCTCCCGGTCACGACCGATGCGCTCCAATGCGCCGGCTGGATCTGGCGCGGCATTGTTCCCTGGGACAAAACCGAGAGCGCCCGGCCGCAGCTTGGCCGTTACCGCAATCAGACTGAGTTTGTAGCTTGGGGGACCAACGGCGCCCGTGCGCTCGCTGGACCGGTCGCACCCGGCGTCTTTCGTATGCCCATCCCTCGGGTCAAGCATCACATTGCCGGTAAGCCGGTGGAACTGATGCGAGGACTGCTCGGCGTCATGCGAGGGCCGATCCTTGACCCATTCATGGGGTCGGCGACGGTCGGCATCGCTTGCATGGAGCTGGGGCTGGAGTATGTCGGGATCGAGGTGGACCCCACCTATTTCGAAATCGCCTGCGAGCGGGTCCGTTTGGCCTCAGACAGCGCTTTTTGA